AAAGATTTTCACAGGCTCTTTTAGTGTCGCCATAACTTCCTCATCGTATAACTACGTATAACAAAACAGGCAAAAAAAAGAGCCATTTGGCTCAATTGATTACACAGTTTCCGCAGCATTTTGAAATATCAAGATTCGAAACAAACGGCGGATTCTTTGCGACTTCAATAAGTCGCTTAACATTTTTGCTTGGTCCATAACGTTTAACTACGCCAATAAACTCTTCAACGTCATGACCTGCAAGATAGTGCTTAGGAAGACCAGAACTATCGCTATAAACAATTTCTCCGTCCTCGTCTCTCATCACTCCAATGTGGTAAAGCTCATGTTCAAGTAAGTAACAGAACTCTGTATCGTTTGCACGCTCACAGAAAGAAGCGTCGACAGTTATTAAATAAGTAGGTACAAAACCAAACCAATCACGCATCTGTTGCTCTTGTCGAGCTTTACGCCAGCCACCAACATTGAACATGACTTTTTCACATTGCCCCAGCACCATCGCCTGCTTGCTTTTATATGCAGAAGAGGCCCAAGCAAATGCTAAAAATTCTTCATTGTCGTGAAGTAGCTCTGCAATATGGTCATGATCCGGGTTGTGAAGAGGTCCGCCAATCGTTAAGTAATTTGCAATAACCCATTTTTTTAAATCTGATGCAGGTATTAAACGAATTGCTTCCTCTTCTTCTGCCTGATCCATAAAATCAGTTGGAGGAAATGGTCTGATTTGTTCCATTTTCAATTCTCGCTAATTCACTTTTTATCCAGTTGATTGCATAACCTGATTCAATTTGATGAGGTTCAAGACGCTTAAATACATAACCCCGATCTAGAGCTAGATCATACTTACAAAATGAATTTGCGATCTTTGTGCCACTGCGTCCAACTGCCCAAGGACTTCCAGCAATTTCTATAAGTAGATTCAACTTCACAATATAAAAATCGAACCGCCAATTTTTTGTTGATTCAAATTGAAATTTTCTTCTACAACCAATTCGATGCTCTTCTAGTTCTTGAAATAAGGTTTCTTCGGCCTCGAGATATTTTTCTTTAGCTTTAGGCAATGGTCTGCTTTTAGGCTTGGTTTTAGGTTCTTTTTTCCGTGTTAGCCAAAAATACTCTTTATCGTCCACGAATGAGCCCCTTAAAAGAAGCCCTCTGGCTTATTGTTGAGCTGGGCAATTAATTTATGTTGCTTTTCAATGGCCAAAAAAAATCGCTCATCTAGGTGAGCGATCTGTTCTGTACTTAATCCTTTCGTTGTACAGCTTCCCAAATGATTTAAATCTACTTGAAGCTGTCTAATCTCATACGTGATTTTTTGAAACTCAGTCATAAACACTCCAAGTAGGCAATAAAAAACCCACCGATTGGTGGGCTTCATTTGTTTGAACTATTATTTAAGATAGATATGGGTATTTTTCAGCGAGATACTTGTTAGCGATTTTAGTTGTTTCTGAATAAGAAATTTCAGCACAAAGCCAAAAACGATATGTATTTTCACCAACTTTATAACTCTGGCGGTTATATGTTGATTGCTTACTAGGATCTATTTCACTTGCTTCAAAATATGTACCTTCACGGTTATTTACAACTTCACCATCTAAATCACCGCCAATACAAATATACATTGAGCTAATCCATAAAATTATGAATGGCAGCTTAACACATAAAATAAAAAGCCCCGCCAATAATCGATATTTAGCGGGGCCCTGTTGTGCCGTAATACGTCAGGCAAAATTTGAATAATTTTAAATACTGTATCTAACACAACTTAAATGTTTAAGCGATTCTTTATTCAATTCTTTAATTTCAGATAAAATTTTAGTCATAGTATTTTGAAGCTGCACTGCATTTTCAGCTCCATGAATTTCCTTCTTGTAATTATCCCACTTTGAAAGTAAATGCTCAAAATCAATAATTATATTTCTATCGAATGGGACCTTTAATATTATTAACTTGTTTATTGCTGCTTTATACTTGTAAGCATACTGTTTGAATTCTGCCTCACTCGCCTTGAAGTCTTCTCTCAAAAATTGGGGGTCAGAATTTAACTTATTTACAAGATAAATTCTCTTACATTCTCCATAAATTTGAGTAGTATTTGAAAGAGATGTAAGAATATCAATAATTGCTAATTCACTTTCAAATATTTTATCTCTCACGAAGCTGTAATTTTGCTGATCCTTCCAAGTCCACCATACATAGAAAGCTATAACAAACGCTGCAATAGTGCACAGATTAGCTACAATCGATAATATTTCAGAGCAACTCATACATAATGAACAATTATTTAATTTATAGATTTATAACATGATTAACTAAAAAGCCCACCATTTGGCGAGCTTTTAAAACAATTTGGTGCAACGCTTATAACTTCGTCCCACCATATCACAAATCTAAACCAAGTGTGCTGCACTGTCAAGATTGCAACACCTCAATTTTTCCATCCAAATATGCCAAGCCTTTATCAATCTCAGCACGTACTTTTGCTTTACTACATCTATGTACATTGGCAATTGTTAAATACGACCAATTATTTTCATAGTAAAGTATTAAAAACCAAGCTCTTTCTTGTAGAAATTCCCTATTATCGTTATGCATTTTAGCCAAGAGTTTACTTACTTCAACTGCCTCATAATCTTCAATTTCGCATGGCATAGAGATCTTACTTGATCTAATTCTAGTTGTGTCATTTTGGTCAATTAGACATGCTAAAGGATTAGCAGAAACTTTAAATTTTGTTGATCTTACCCATAGACCATATTGTTCCAACCATTGATGAGCAGAACGTTTAGACCAATCCATTGTCTTGTTATTAACTTTTGCATTCATGTTTAAACTTCCCTCACATCAATATTGTGAACTGTTTTCATCAGGTGTTTTTTATTTCGGTAACTCGGTAGCTTGCGTGTAGCTATAGACTTCACATCTTCAACAACGTATTCACCTGCTGTCGTGAAATAAGTGAAATCGGCAAAATATCTAAGTGCTGGTTTAGCTCGTTTCTCCCCTTCTAATTTTGTCTTCGGTGCCAATTCAAATTTTGTGTGATGCTGCAATTCTTTAATTTCACCTCGTTGTTGTAGAGCCTTTAGCTCGATATACCGTTTGTATTCTTTAGTACTGTCAAAAGTCATTCCATCCAATTTAATTTTCGAAGCATTAAACTTGTTTCGACCCTTTTTAACTTTTTGAGCTTTCGGACATGTTGCGCGGTAATCTGCAAGGCTCATTGAACTCATTCTTCAAACGTCTCCTTTCTTGCCAACCACCACAAAACCACCGCACCGCAAAGTACTGCTGTTACACACGAAATGAGTAAGCCACAGCTTAAAATCTCGAATTTAGTCATGATCCTGCCCCACCAAAACGCAAGTCATCCCAGTCACATTCAACTACTGTCAAACCGTCATGTTGAAACCGAGACCATAAACGGTCCCCTAAGTTTTCCTTCAAACCTTGCGCCTTTTCTGTAGACTCAAGCGTCATGTTGGAAATTAAAACTGTCGGTTTTTTTTCGTCATAACGTGCATATAAAACTTTATGAACGAGCTGCAATCGACTCTCGTGTTGGTCGTGCAAACCATATTCATCCAATATCAATAAATCACAGTCCGTGAAGCGAAAAATTGCATTTGCTTCATTGTCATCTGGCTTTGTCCATGCAGTCGCAATTTCATTTGCCATGTCTTCTGAGGTGACGTAACGAACATAACTACGCTTGTCTAAAACGTTACGAGCAATAGCACATGCAAGATGGGTTTTGCCTGTTCCTGTACGCCCAACCATAATCAGATTGCGCTTCTTCCCTGAATTAAAATCTTGAACAAATTTATGGCAAGCAGCTTTAGCTTCTTTCTGCGGATCAATACTCACCACATAATTTTTAAATCCGCTTTCCTTGTGGCGCTCAGGAAGTTTTGCTCCGGCAAAATGTTTCTCGCGTACCATAAGGTTGACTTGGTGTGCGTGTTCAATTTGTGATTTCACATACGCTTCATTTGCACATGTTTGGCAAACTGGACGACCAATTAGTAAAACCATTAACTCATTGTGTTTAGGGCAAAACTGATTAGTTTGTACCAGCTCAGTTTTGAATTGTTTGCTCAATGCATTCATAGCATCTCCCCTACATCGATATCATCTGTGGCTGGTGCATACTGTTTTGAATCACCCCAAGCACTGTTTACGTCTCTTGCTGGTGCAGTTTTCATTGGTGAGTTTTGTTTTTTAGGTCTTATCGACTTTGTGAATTCCTGAATTAACCAAGTTGCAAACTTTCGAGTTCGTTGGTTTTCCGTGAGATCAATTTTGTTTTCCCAGTGAGCATTGAAGTTGCCAAGATGAAATTCATAGTTTGGCATTTCTAAAACCTGCTCTGCTTGTGCACCCACTTGTGAAGTCCTAAGCACATTCAGCAAAAGTTCACGATTTGGTTTCCAAGACTCCTCGGCCGCTGAAAAATTTTCAACCGCGTTTTGTGTGTGAGTATTTTCTTGTTCCTGCTCCTGCTCCTGTTCCTGTTCCTGTTCCTGGCTTCGAAGGGGCTTTGAAGGGGCTTGTAAGGGGCTATCTATTTTGGCGTTTTCGCCACGCTTTTGAGTCATACAAAATGCTTGTGCATATTTATCGAAAAAGCTTGATAAATAAGGGCTTGACGGCAATGAGTCATACTCTTTTTGCACGTTCTTACAGCGGTTATCGGCTGGCTTTAATGACTCAGCTACTTGAAAACGTGCCATCTCGTGCACCCAGACTGTCTCCGTGGCTTCGTCATAGCTACAAAACCCCGCTTCACAGGCTCTTTGAAGCCCCTTAGAAGCCCCTTCAAAGCCCAAGCCAGTTTCATGAGCAATATATAGAAGGGGTATGTAATACAAGCCAAGCATGTTCGCGTGAGGGCTTGTCATTAAATACATAGCGACAATTAAGCCTTCAGGTGTTTGACGAAGTTTTTTTCCCGTAGTTCCCGTCCAGAAATGTGGTGAGACTTTCCCATAGTCACGCATGGTTATTTATCTCCTTTGAAGGGGGTTCGAAGGGGCTTTGAAGGGGTGATAATAATCATTACTTACCCCTTCCAAGCTTCACTAATCCGCGCATTTCCAACTGACGAATAATTCTTGGAGGAATAAATTCGTTGTTGATTTTGTAGCGAATGCGAGACTTTTCTTTCACCTGAATTAGTTTGTGCCCATCCTCCATAAGACGGCGAACTGCTATAGCCTGCCCCCCCATATGAGTTAATTCCTCAAGTTGATAAAATCTTTCCTGAGCCTCAATTGCGGCATTCATAACTGAAAGTGGCATGGCTGCTAATTCTTTAGCCGAATAGATCTTTACTGGTTGTTCCAGTGGAATCACCACCTCTAGCGGTGTGGTGGAAACGGAAATATCCTGTTTTCTTCTTACTGCATATCTCACTTTTCACCATCCTTTGGCTTAACATAGCCTCCAAAAGAATCAACCAAATACGCCTTGGTTAAGCTAGTTACAATCTGCTGTGCTAACCACTGCGTTATGCGGAATTGACGAGCCATAGCCTCTGAAAATTCAACTTTGGTTACCGCCGCATTATTTTCGTCATACCCTTTGTTGCGTAAATTTTGCTTTTTCACCTCAAATAGGTGGCCAAGTACTCGCAATGCAGGCTCATAGAAAGATTGGATTTCACTTTGCTGGCGAGAATCTTTGATTTGGTGTGTAAAGCTGTTCATGACACCTCCGCTAATGCTTGCTCAGCGCTTGTTAGCCGGCGTTTGGCGTTAAGTTCAGCAACTGTTGCGTGGCGAATCTGGCTTTTATGGATTGGTCCACAAGCACCAGAGGAGATAACCTTTACTCGGAACAAATCATTCGTGTACTTGTAGTCAATGATTTCAAGCAGGTAATCTTTGGAGCCTTGCGGTGTAAGCACAACCACATCGCCTACTAAAAAATCTTGCGAGTTGAGTTCGGTTGGCTGTTCTGATAAATTATTTTGCATATTCGATTCCTCTAGCAGAGATTGAATAACTGACCACTCCTGTTCGCGCAGGTAGTGGTTTTTTATTTGAATAAAATCCGCATGTATTCAGGTGAAGTGAATGCATGTGCTAAATAAACTCGCGTTGCTTCTGCAATTTCAGGTGAGCAATACACATCACTCTCTTGCACAACCTTCAAACCAATGGCTGTCAACAAAAAGCTAATAAACTCAATCTCAGTCCAACCATTTGATTTCTTTTCTGTTTTCATCCGTGAAAGGATGCTCGCATCGACATTTATCATCTCTGCTACTTGTCTTTGGTTGCTAGCGTTAAGTGCTTGCAATATGAGCGATTCGTTATTGCTAGCGCTTGCAGGCAATTCATTTGATACTTTGCTCATGGTTTAGTTCCTAAGCGGTTAATGATCCAAGGTTTTTGCTTTTTGTCGTCTGGGGACGAAGTTCAATCCAAATATCTTGATAGTTATCAGGGAAAAGCTCTTTTCGCGTTGTTAAACCAAGATCTTCAGCAATAACTGCTAGCCTGATTTTTCTATCAAGGGGGATAGCTTTCCATCCACTAACTGATGACGGAGCAATCCCCAGAAGTCTTGCTACCGCTGTGACACCACCTAGCTTGTCTATAAGTTGTGCGTCATTCATAACGTGCTCCTAATTTTTCTTTAATTATTAGGCATTCCTTATATTAAATCAATAGGAATACCTAATTTTATTTATGTTAGGATTTCCTAACATTCTGAGGATAGTTGTATGAATACTCTTGCTGAACGACTTAGGTATGCCATGGAAGTTTTGCCACCTAAAAAGATTAAAGGTGTTGAGCTTGCTCGTGCAGTAGGAGTTAAACCTCCTTCTGTGAGTGATTGGCTGTCTGGAAAATCCAAAACAATGGAAGGTGAAAATTTATTACGTGCCTCAAAATTTTTGAATGTAAATCCTTCATGGCTTGCATCTGGCACGGGAGAGATTCAATCAAGCACGAGAGATAAATTTAAACAACTGGATATCGAAGAGTTCAAAAAGAAATACAACATTAGTGATAGTGATGAAGCTCTTTTATTTTCAACAATTATCGAAAAACCGTTTATCCCATCATCTAAGCGTTGGGTTCCTGTTAAGGCTTACTCCAAGATGGGCATGGATGGCTATTTCACAGATATGGGTTATGAAGGCAATGCTGGAGATGGGTATGTTCCAACTCACTCAGCAGGACCAAGAGCCTATGGCATTAAAGGCACTGGCGACTCAATGTTTCCAGCAATTCGTAATGGCTGGTATGTTGTATGCGACCCTGATGCAGAGCTTGTGCCGAATGAGTTTGTTCAGGTGTGCTTGAAGGATGGAAGATGCACAATTAAAGAATTTGTCGGCATCAATGGTGGGGTTTTAAGTTTGCTTTCTGTGAATGGTGGTGAGCGATTTTTCTTTGAAATGGACGAGGTTGAAAGTATTACCGCTATTACAGATATCGTGCCGCCAAGTCAGCACAGACAAGAACATCCTTATTCGCATTAATCACAGGAAGACTTATGGACAACTCTAAACTACCAATCAACCAGATTATTGCTCGCATCAATGATGCTGCGAAACATGGTGAAGCTTTGGTGCTAACAGCCGAAGAAGTAAAGATTCTTTCTAAAGATATTGGCGACAAAGTCTTTATTCCTGTGCTTACTAATGAGCAGGTCGTGCAGTTGGTAAAAGAAGGAAAGCTAGGACAGAAAATTAATAACACAAAAGATTAATAAACTGTGAACCCGACACAGTCTTTACAACAGATCGGGTGGGGAAAATAATGAGTAAGACAGTTGTAAAAGACAAAACCGTACACTACAAAAAAGTAGACTTTCTAAAAGGCGCGAACCTTGGAAACTTACTTAAAGCCCAACTATTAGATAAAGACTCTTTTTATCATAAAGCTATCAATAGGCAGCAATTTGTATCGGCTACTAAAGATGATTTTATCCTTATAAATCACGCAAGTTCACATCAAAGTATGTTCTTTGGAGAGCTAATCATAGTGGAGTCTGGTAAAGCTCAAGCTGTTTTAAAAATAGACAATGATAGTGCTACCGAATTCCCAATCAAAACTTACTTAACGGAAGATTTACCTGATGATGAGGATGAATCTGTTGAAGTAGTGCGCAAAGAATTTATTGATAGTGTTTTATATTTTGGAGTGATTGATAATCATGTTGCAATTATTCAATCCAGATCATTAACAGCAAGAACTCTTGAGTCTTATTTAGGTTGGCTTTTGGGTGAAGCAGCTAAAGCCTTACCAGCGAATAGTGCCTTAATCTTAAAAGATGCTCCGAACCCGGCAATTAAAGAAAAATTGGAATCAACGCCAGCCAAGACCATCTCAATCTCATCTGGAATTGGATCAACAGAATTGCAACCGATTCACAAAATAGAGTCGAACGTACCAGCTAAGATTGATTACAAAATCGAAGAAAATGTGGTTGATGTTTTAAAAACTGCATTTGGTGTCGATTTGGATGATTTAAAACTTGAAGATGGCCTTGATGACGCTAATTTAAAGCTTAAATTAACACTCACCTATAATCGAAAAACATCCAAAAGCGGGCAAAAAGTAATTGATACTGTTGCATCATCTATGAGACATAATGATGATTATGTTATAACTCTTGAAGATGGTACTAAGGTCACAGCGGATAACTTAAAGATGAGTGGAAAAATATCTGTTGAAACAATCAATAATAAAGTTTATAACGACGGCCTTAAAGTTCAATTGTACAATTGGATGACTACCAATATTAATTTTGGTGATTAATCATGGCTAAACGCTACTTGCCGTTTTACAACAACGCTAAATTTATTGCATTAGTGTTAGTAGCTCTATTTGTCATTTTTTCAGTTACTTTTAAATTTCTTGCCCTTGATGTAAATATCAACTTGGTTCAATTTTCCTTTGTTTTGTTATTACCGTTAAGTCAAATTTATCTAGCCTACAAAGGTATGCTCGATGCATTGAAGCTTGATGGTTTAAATCAATCAGAGCGGGATCGCCTCACGTCTACTGTGGATATAAGGAGCAAATCATCACTATATGTTGCCATTTTATTTATAGTGATTGTTTTTGGAATGTATGTTTTCAATGAATTGAATTTACTATCAAATCAGCATCTTTTAGCATTAGTCTTATCTGTAGGCTTAACCTCAATATTAAGTTTCTTTTTGGCATGGAGTGATTTAAAAGAAATATCTATGCTTGAGAAAACCCTTAAGGCTCGTAAAGAGGCGAGAGAGGCCAGAAGCAAAGTAATGAGCAATAAATAAAAATCAAACACTACCCTTCTCACCCAACCCACCCCGTGTGGGTTTTCTTTTGTCTATTAAAGCACAAAAATTAGGTATTTCTAATTTTATTAGGAATACCTATTGACTTAATAATTAGGTTTACCTAATATCTATCTCACAGACAACAAAAAAAGCACACCGCCCCTCCCCAGGTCCGATGTGCTTTTGCAAAACTGCGAGATCAATTATGAACGTAAAAACCTTTTCAAACAAGCATAAGGTAACTGGAGTTACAGCAATTGCTGTACTTGTAGCCTTGAGTTCTTGTGAATATCGAACTGCTAATTCTAGCGTCCCTTCTAATTACTCATATGAAAGCGAGCAAGTCGTTGCTTCTGAATATGAACTTCTGGCTGTTAAGAAAACTGGAGAAAAATCTGGTGAAGCAGTTATCCGCATTGACGGCTTCAAATTAAACGTGAGCTTCGATTTTGACGGTGTAGCTGATAGCTATGGTGTAGCTGGATCTGATTTTACAGCGGCTGAAATTACTAACCTTGCTATTGAGTCAGTAACTGACTTAAGCGGCAAACCTTGGAATGATTTCACCAATCATGACGACCATAAAAACATAAATATTTTATTAGCGGGCTATATCGACCGTAATAAATGGTTGGAGGCAGCCTAATGAAAGATTATAACTGCCCTACTTGCAAGAAGATGATTCCTGTTGACCGTTCAAAAATCAAAGCTGGTGATGAGGTTTCATTTTGCAGAGTAACCCAATCTTCTAAATCTGCACGTTTTTCTTCAAGAGAAGGAATTGTCAATTGCCGTGAAGGTGATGTGGTTTTAGTTAAATATCGCAAAGAAATTATTCCTTTAAATATTAAGGACGTTTCACCTGTTGATGCTCCTAGCCCGCTTACGTATGCCTTTGTTGGTACATGCGAATGTAAGGAGGCTGAACATGTCTAATTTCAAAAAGCACCCCGACGGCTACATGTCATTTTTAGGCCGTGATGATAAAGGGCTGTATTCAGTTCGTATTGGCTGGCAAGTGTACGCATCTAATGCTAATGGCTCAGTTCTTTACAAAGTTAAAGACGGAGTTAAGACGCCTTTAAATGTGTTCAGGTTCCGAACTTCTTATCCAAAAGTTTGGAATGAACTCACCCAAGAAATCGATTTTCAGCGCAGAAAGCAGCTCGCTATAAAACTGCGTGAAACAAATATCCCTACTTATGACCGCAAAGCTTACAAGCAAAAACGCGGCTTCACCGGCTCTAGATGAGGATAAGAAAAATGGCTCTACCGATTATTACTGCTGACCAAACTTTATTGGTTCAAGCAATTATTGTGTACCTATACGCTGATCCGGGTTTAGGTAAATCATCGATGGGCTTTACTGCGGAAAAAGCAATTTCTTTTGACTTTGACCGTGGTGCTCACCGTACTGGTGAATTACGTCGTGGTGCTGTTGTACAGGTTCAACAATGGAGTGATGTTGCAAACCTTACGCCGCAGGACTTAGCACCATATAAAACAGTTGTCATTGATACCGTTGGTGCAATGCTCGAATGCATTAAAACCCATCTGTTACTTACGGCAAATAACCGTCAAAAAGATGGTTCTTTAAAGTTAAAGGCTCAAGGTTTAGCGAACC